TGGTATCAGAGCTAGTTATGAGTGAGTAGGTTCTTATAAGGTATTCGGGTAAACAGGGAAAGATTTATTATGCCTAGATTGATTTGATAATCTTGTTTCTCAGATCTCTGAGTTGTAGTATCTAAAAGGAAAAAGTCCTTGGGCACTATATCTGGTTAAGGCAGGAGGCCGTGTGATACCAGTGAAACCCTGAGGTGATCCTGATGGATATGAGTCATGTCTGAGAAATGGGAAAGGTCAATTCAGGATTGGTATAATAATTCTAGAACTGCGAACCTTGAATACCTTGATTTAGCAGAAAAGGAAAAACCAACAAATTCTCACCTTTACCATAATCTAGCAGTAGTTTACGATAGACTAAACTTGCAATCTCGTGTTAACCTCAAAAACCTTAAGGGTATTTTAGAAAGAGTGGAAAAACAAGAGAGAAAACTTGAGAGTTTAGAACTAGCAGTAAGGAACCTTACCCAAGTTTTTGTTGAAAATAAGCCTTTAACAACAACTGAAGTTAGAAGGCTTGTTTACGAAATCTCTCAGCAACCAAAGCTTGTAGAGCAGGAGGCTCTAAGGTTAACTGAAGAACTTCGTCAAAAACTCGAAAGAGTTGAGGCGATAGTAAAGAAAGTTGAAAGTTGGACCTCTTCATGAGTAGTTATATTGTCTCCCAAGGGACAAATAGCTACAAGGAGGCCATAAAAGCTACTGAAGGAATAGAATCCCCAGCAGCAGGGTTCGTGAGACCAGCCGACTTCCAGGGAGGAACATCGGCAGCGAGGGTTCAGATTAAGCAGAATAATACCCTTATTCAGCTTCTAATCCAGATCGCTGAGTCCCTGAAGGACATCCGAGAAGAGCAGCGAGTCCTAAAGGAGGAGGTTAGGCAACTGCAGAAGGACAAAGCAGCTTCAATCACAGAAGAGCTTGTGGAAAGACTTCAAAGTCTCTCGTTAGGAGTCCCAGAAAAGAAGGTAGCTGAGAAGAAAAGAACTTTTAGGGTATTCAAAGACCCTTTAAGAATCCTTGAAGAGGAAAAAGAAAAGCTGCCAAAATGAACAGGTCGAGAACGGTGACTCAGCAGCTGCCAGCTGTGAGTACCAGACGGAGGGAAGAAATTAACAGGGATCAACCTCTGTTCGAGGATCAGATCCGTGACTACCGGAGGAATCAAAGGCGAAGGTTTGTAGCTGAACAAGCCGTAAGACGAACCATGGGAAGAATGCGAGGACGACGATACAACCAAACTCTGGAGCAGATCGTAGATCCAGAGGTAGAGCTGAACCAATCTATGCAGGAAAGAGCGAACCTAGTACCTGCAGAAGTTCTGTACCGCTCAAGAAGAGACAACATAAACCATCAGATCTATAATCATAGATCCGAGGAAGCGATGCTTTGTGTAGGAGAACAGCAAGACAGGATGTTTATCCAACCTAACAGCTTCCAAGAACTACAGAGGAGTGGTATGCAGTTCATACATCTGGGAGTTTTGCAAGTAAGACTCCAGATACTGCATAGGGCAGATGGAGGAACAATGGCCTTGGTAGTCTTCAGAGATAACCGATGGCAAGGAGATCAGTCAATCTTCGCAATCTCAGAAGTTGACTTGACTAGAGGATCGCAAATAGTATACGTGATACCTGACACGATGATGATTATCGGTGACTTCTACAGAAACGTTCAGATCTCTATCCAGACCAGTGGATATGAGAATTGGCAGAATGGAGAGGCAAATTTGCTGATCACAAGAGGCATGACGGGAAGGTTATCCAACACTCCAAATGTTGGATTTGCTTACAGAATAAGCCATGTGACGGATTACCTAGCAAGCAGGGGAGTCCAAGCTTTGCCGGGAAGAAGATACAGATCGGAGATGCTACGAGGAAGAAACTGGATCATAAGGCAGCCACAGATCCAGGCGGCAATGATGCCAAGGAACGTGGAAACAAGGAACCTGATAGATGGAACAATCTCTGCAAGATCTGCAGATTACACTCAGGCACCAGAACCACGACAACCCCATTACAATGAGCAGGACGAAGAAGTGGCGAGTGATGAGGAAGAGCTGGCAGAAACTCAACAGCACATAGTAGCAATGCTGCGATTTCCGGATTATGTGGAGATACAGGAGTTTAAGCCAAAGTACAAAGAGCAATACGACAAGTACAAAAGGGAGCAGGGCTGGGATACCCTGGGAGAACCAAGCGGAAAGTATGACTACTACGTCCGCTACACTGCACCTCCAGCGACAACGCCGATAGAAGATATTCAGCCAACAGGCTGGGAGGAGGAGCCTAAATGGGATGATTCACCCGACGAGAAATCATTAGCAACAATTCGATTCGAGGAATACAAGGAAGAAGAATCTCAATCGGATGAAGAACATTATCAACCAGATGCTGAAGCAGAATTTGACTACCCGCTAAAAAGGATTCATTACCTAAATCCTTTTTCGGAAGGTGGTGGGAAAGATGACCATTTAAATTCTGAAGAAATGGACTACCCGCAAAGAATGAAGAAAATAGAAAAGTTACTATCCACCAGTGAGGTAACTAGTCCATACAGACCACCAGAAGATGCAGCCATGGGAAGACCAAGTTATCCACCAGCTAGGACAATACCAGGAGGAGGGGCAAGCTCAAGCGCTGAACCTCCAAGGTTTGATGCAGCCAGAACAAGATTTAAAGGGGGATACAATGACGAGATGTGGACACTACCATCAGCCCAACAGAAGAATGGAGCCATGTTCGTAATACCAGAACAACTTGGGCTATTCAATGATGCTTTCTCTAGATGGGAATCAGTCACTAAAAACCATGTGGCTACACAAGGTTTTACTGATACCCGAGATAAAATAAAGTACATGGAAAATCTACTCGGAGAAATTGAGAAGCTGATTTGGATACAGTGGAGAATGACGTATGCCACGGAATACGAAGCCTTAGTAGCCATCGGAGAAGGCAGGGATGGTACTCAGAACATTCTCTCGCAAATGAGAAGAGTGTTTTCCTTAGAAGATCCGGCGCAGGGTTCGACAGTAATCCAGGATGAAGCCTACAGAGAGTTGGAAAGAATGTCTTGTACAGACGTTAAATACATCATTCCATTTCTAAATGAGTATATGCGTTTGGCAGCAAAGACGGGAAGGCTATTCTTAGGAGGAGAACTATCTGAGAAGATCTGGATGAAGATGCCCGGAGATTTAAGAAAAACAATAAAAGAAGACTTTGACAACAAATACCCAGGAGTCGTATCAGGGGTGGTACCCAGGGTATTATTTGCTTACAAGTTCTTGGAGAAGGAATGCAGAGATGCAGCATTCAAGAGGTCCCTAAAGAACCTGTCATTTTGTAGTTCAATTCCTATACCAGGATACTATAAAAATACAGGCAAGAAGTATGGAGTGCGAAGATCCAAGACGTACAAAGGCAAGCCTCACGAGAGCCATGCTAGGATTGAAAAGCGAAAGCACCTGGTCCGCAACAAAAGATGCAAGTGCTTCCTATGTGGACAAGAAGGTCATTTTGCAAGAAAGTGTCCTAATGATAAAAGGAGCTCTAAAAGGATGGCTATGTTTGAAAATCTGGAAATACCAGAAGATTGCGATATAGTCTCTGTAGAAGAAGGAGAGGATATGAGTGATGCCATATACTCAATATCCGAAGGAGAAGATGGAGCAGATGAGCTGCAGAAATCACTCCAAACATTGGAAATTGTTCTTATGTTAGGAGAAATTGATGGAGGGTACCGGCCGCAGATCAAGCTTCCTGAGGAGCAGATGAATTGTGTCCATAACTGGATACATAATGGGGATATCTTTGTACAAAGAGCTGTTCATTGCAGCTTCTGCAGAAGGGAAAGCATAAAAAGGGCAAGAATACATTGTCCTTTGTGTCTCCTAACAGCTTGCAATCTGTGCGGACCTTACTACTTGAAGATAGAAGTACCGGTGGAACCAGCACCATCAACCCCGATAAATCCGAGAAGAATTATTCAGGAGCAGCACAACTACATCGGATGGTGTGAAGTAGAAATAGAGAGACTAAACAAGGAAGTGAAGCACTACAAAGGGCTATACGAAGCCTTACTAATGGAGAAATCCTTAAGGAAAGACTACGAGGAGCTGAAAGAAGGAGATAAGGAGCGAAGAAAGGGCATAATGATACAAGAACCAGAAGAAGTTAACTATCTGGGAGAAGATGAGAAGATTCTTGCAGCAGGAACAGAGGAAAAGAAGAAATTCGTCAAGAATATGCTTTATAACTTTGATATTGAATTTGAGATTCCAGATGTCTCAAGATTCAGAGTAAGAGCAATTCTTGATACAGGAGCTTCAACATGCTGTATCAATGAAGGAGCAGTTCCAAAAGAAGCCCTCGAAGAAAGCCCTTATGAAGTTCAGCTGAATGGGGTCAACTCTGTGCAGAAAACAAAGAAGAAGCTCAAGTACGGGAGAATGATGATCGGGATGAATACGTTCAGAATCCCTTTTACATACAGTCTGCCACTGGTCATCGGAGATAACATCCAGATGATTGTAGGTTGTAACTTCATCAGAGCAATGTATGGAGGAGTGAGAATAGAAGGGAATGAGGTAACCTTTTACAAGAACCTCACACGGATTAGCACATCCCCAGAAGTCTCGGTGAATTCCCTGGATGAAGAAGTTTGCGAAGAAGAATATTTGCAGGTGCAGGAGATGGTGATCTGCAACATTGGAGAAAGCCGAAAATCATTTCTTAAGAAGTTCAGGCCTTTGCTGGAAGAACTTAAGGAAGCAGGGTTTATAGGAGAAAATCCATTACAGCATTGGAAGAAAAATGGGATTTTATGCCAACTTGATATCAAAAATCCTGATTTCATAATTGAAGATAGGCCACTGAAGAATTTAACGCCACAGATGAAGGAGTCCTTCAAGAAGCATATCAAGGTTTTGCTGGATTTAGGAGTCATCAGGGCAAGTAAAAGCCGCCACAGAACGACGGCAATGCTAGTCAACTCAGGAACAACGGTGGATCCGAAAACAGGGAAGGAGATCAAAAGGAAGGAAAGAATGGTCTTCAACTACAAAAGGTTGAATGACATCACTCATAAGGATCAGTATAGTCTTCCAGGAATAAATACGATCCTCAAGAAGGTTGGAAATAGCAAGATATTCAGCAAGTTTGATCTAAAGAGCGGATTTCACCAAGTTGCTATGCATCCTGACTCAATAGAATGGACAGCTTTTTGGGTCCCAGACGGATTGTATGAGTGGCTTGTCATGCCATTCGGACTCAAAAACGCTCCTTCTGTTTTTCAAAGAAAGATGGATGAATGCTTCAAAGGGACAGAAGATTTTATTGCAGTCTACATTGACGATATTCTTGTTTTCTCTGAAAACGAGAAAGATCATGCGAAGCACTTGAAGGCCATGTTGGAGATCTGCAAAAGAAATGGGTTAGTTCTAAGCCCATCTAAAATGAAGATAGCAGTCCAAGAGGTGGAATTTCTTGGAGCCCAAATCGGAAATCAAAGGATCCGACTTCAGCCACATGTTATAAAGAAGATCGTTGAGTTCAATGAGGCTGAGTTGAAGGAGAAAAAGGGCATGAGATCATGGTTAGGAATTCTCAACTATGCTCGCGCATACATTCCTAACTTGGGCCGCCTTTTAAGCCCACTCTATGCCAAAACAAGTCCAACTGGAGATAAGAGGATGAATGCCCAGGATTGGAAGCTCGTGGCCCAAATAAAAGAAGAAGTCCAGAAGCTGCCAGATCTGGAGCTACCACCCGAGGATTGTTTCATCATTCTTGAAACAGACGGCTGTATGACTGGTTGGGGAGGAATTTGTAAATGGAAGCCCAAAAGAAACGACCCAAGAAGGATGGAGAAAGTTTGCGCCTATGCTAGTGGGAAGTTTAGTCCAATCAAGTCAACCATTGATGCCGAAATCCATGCAGTCATGAACACTCTGGAAAAATTAAAGATTTATTATCTTGATAAAAAGGAGTTGATCATCAGAACTGACTGCCAAGCTATCATCAGCTTCTTCAATAAATCCGCCCTAAATAAACCCTCTAGAGTGAGATGGGTAGCCTTTACGGATTTTATCACAGGGATAGGAATTAATGTGGAGTTCGAGCATATAGATGGAAGGGATAATGTGCTTGCTGATAGCCTTTCAAGGTTAATTAACAGTTTCTTTCTTACAGAATGGAGTCTGAAAAAGGAGGAAGCAGTAGCAGAGCTAGAGAAGCTTATGGAAGACAAACAATGCAGGAAGCAACTCCTACCATTAATCAACAAAATGACGAACTGTTTCAACAATACCAGAACCTTGCTGAGGAAAGAGAAAGGATCCTTCGATCAGGAGGAATATCTTTTGCCAGAGACAATGAATTCAGAAAACAACTCAGGGAGGTTGAAGAAGAATCTGCAAGAAGAGCCATTAAAGCCCTGGAACAATACAGGCAGATTCACACACTTAAAACAGCCCAATGTGCATCATGGAGTTCACCCGGAAGGGATGGGAATTATTGGTCTGATTGCTTGCCAAGCGTTAGGCGATATGACGCAAGATTAGAAAAGGTCCTACAAGACTTGAAGGACGCGTCAGCTGACAGCCTAAAGTTCCGCATTTGAAGCATGATGGGCCCAGAAAAGTGGTTGAGGCGTCTCACTATAATCGATGCCCTTATCTTTTCCTTTGTCATTTTGTAATAATGGAATCGTCTTTTTGACCCAAAGGCTGCCGTCCATGTGCAGTGATTCCTTTAGTTTGCGTGTTTTATCCGCTTACACGGATTGTCCTTTGTAACCACTTTCACGTGGTTTTGCTTTTCTTTAGTGCGCCTCTTTTGCGCCCTTGTTTTTAGCGTTAGTACGCTTTGAGTCAAGTTTCCTTATCATTTGGGAATCTTTTGAGCTGTCGATGGGGCCCAATGAAGCACCCGAGCTCTTTTAATTCCTATATAAGGAGCTTTAGTTTCGTTGCAAGGCACACAACAATCAAGCAACCCTTGAGCCTTACTTCGAAAAGAGTCTGTAAAAGTTTAGAGTCTGTAATCAGTGTGAAGTTTGAAGAAATAAATTAGAGGTAATTCAGTTTAAAATCTCTTTTATTTCTTGTTTTCGATCCATTTTATTTGGGGGACACACAAA